GCGAGCGCCCCGGGATGTGAATCCCAAAGCGCTCGCACCAGCTCGTTTAGGCTATTGTACGCCTACGTGAGCCTACGTTAATTCGAAACCTCGAGGTCACCTTAAAATGTCAACACGCACTCGTCCCGGTTCCTCTTCTTCTTCCAACACAGTTGCCCACACCCGTATGAACGGGGAGGTGCTGAGTAGTACCCAAGATACAGTCTCGAAGTGGACTGACTCGGTTACTTTCGGGGATAATATCCCCGGCTGGAGGGAGGCGCTCCGTGATGGCAAAGATGCCACCACGAGCATGGACGGGAGTGAGATAGTTGTCAGGTTCACACCTGGCTTAGCGCGCTTTGAACGACCTAAAACGTCGGACACTAGCCCGTTAATCTATCTTTCCGTGGTGACGGGGAATCATGGCATAAATATGTCAGTTCCCTCTGGTGATCCCTCGAATATCGATGAAGCGAAAGCCAATTCTCAGGCGCTTGGCAAGTTTGTTCGCAGGATTGTCGACGTTAACACTGCTTTTCAAGGCGGTGTTTTCATAGGCGAGCTGCGTCAGACTTTGCAAACTATCAGGAATCCTGCGAAGAGTCTTAGGGATCTAGTAGACGACTGGGGCACGACTGCACGTCGCATTCGTGGCTCCCGTATCTACCCGCTAGCCTTCCGTCCAAAGAAGGTAGCGGAGGCTCTAGCAGATTCATGGCTTGAGGTCCAGTATGGTTGGCGTCCTCTCCTTAACGACATTGACAACGGGTGCAAGGCACTCGCTGCATTCAATGGCGGAAGGTCGTCTGATACCGTTCGCCTTACGGCGCACGGCCAGACGGAGGGCAATCCTATCATATCAGTAGACGGTTACGCGGCAAGTCTTGCCGCGTGGCGTGCTACTACCCTCACGATAGACCGCTGTAAAGTTGTCTTTCGTGGTGCCATGAGAGTGGAGGCTCGTGACCCTCATGTGATGGATCCGAAGTTGTTCGGCTTCTCGCCGAACCTCTTCCTTCCTACCGCATGGGAGTTAATCCCCTACTCGTTCCTGATTGATTACTTCTCCAATGTTGGGGATATAATCAACGGCTGGTCGCAACTCTTTACTCGGCTGGCGTGGTGCAATCGCACTTCCGTCAGAGAGATTGAGCGAACGTCGTCTTCCTATACCGACATGTCGTTGGTAACGGAAGCGTCCTCTTCGGCGAAAAGCTGTTCCATAGCGCCTGCAAAAAGTGTCTTCACCAAGCGCCGCGTCCTACGGGCGAAGTATACCGGTACATACGTACCGGACTTCCAACTCGAGGTCCCCAGTCTGGGGAGTCTAAAGTGGCTAAATATAGCTGCCCTGATCGCGGCACGTAATGGAGATCGTAAGTGGTCCTACGGCAATTAAGTTCCAAATGGAGACTCTCATGACTAAGATCAAAGATCTAGCCACGGTAGCTGTCGACAACGCGTACACGCTTTTCCCAGTAGATTTGGAGCGTTATGAACTCCAGTCTTGTGTGTCGGCGTTCCTGAACGACCCCGATTTTTGTCGGGATCGCGATTGGCGCCTTCCACTCTGTGACGAGCGTATTACGGCATGGCTGAGGCAAACTGATAGCACCCTGTTAAGGGCTGCACATTCCTTTTGGCAAGTCCAGCACAATGCTTCGCTTCCTTATCGGACGGGACTGCTCCATGACCGTGCTCGTCGCTGTGAGGCGACGATTCGGCTGTGGATTACAGACGTCCGTTGGACGCGGGCTAGTGTTGCTTGTCCTGAGGTTCTTGTGCACTACCTTTGGCAGGCTGTTCAGCTTGCCTTTTCCCATGCTGACGCAATGTTGGCAGATGTCCCCAAAGGACGGAGGAAATCCAAATGACTTGGAATCCTGCTTCTCCGGTTACCGGTGCTCCTCAAACCGGCCTGACATCCCCCACCTACACGTTAGTGACCGATCAGGCCCCTGACGTGAACGGTGTGGCCCGAGCTGTAACAGTGCTCGGGGGCACCCAAACGGGTGTCGAGGTCAGTTCCACCTCAAACCCATTCACCTTGCTCGTGACTCGTCCGAAGGTCCTCAAGACCCTCCCGAGTTTGCTAGCGAATGGGCAGCTACCTTCAGTCCCGAAGAACACATGGGTCGCCAGCATCCGTAAGGGTGTTGACGTCCTATCGGGCCAACCCAAGCAGATAATGCTTGGCCGGTTGGAAATCAGCGTCCCGGCAGGTGCCGACGTCGCTGATCCCGAGAGTGTCCGGGCTGCTTTGTCACTACTCATTGGCGCCCTCTGGGAGCAGAGCAATGAGCTGGGCGACGCGATCATCTCCGGGGTGATCTAGCTTCTTGCTAGGTCTTCCCTTGAGAAGAAAGCGTAGGATCGGAGTGTCCATGTTAAAGTGGACAATCCTCGCCTTGGCTCTCATCATCGTCCTAGATGATGAGCCGACGGTTTGGGATAAAACCCTGACCGTTACCCAGAAGATCCTCTTTGGAGGACTCTTCTCGGACTAGTGACTTAGCGTTGTGGCTGTGTTAAGGAGTTGACCATGGCAATGTCAGATCTGCTCTTTAATGACCTAATGACGGACCTGGAGGCCTACCTTCCCCCCGGCTATATCGCCGGTGAAGGTTGGGGGCCGGACTTAGATCCGAAGTCTGTGGCAGCTATCTCTTTGGTTAAATCCTTCTTTAAAAAGAAGCTTCAAGCTTCTGGAAGGACAACGCCCGAGGGAGACACTGTTGCGGCCGCGAAGTTCCTCCGTTCAAATGAGCGGTGTAGAACCTGGGTCTATAACCCCAATACGAGTCTCGATGAAGAGATGATGGGTGAGTTCAAGAACTTGCTCTACCGTTTCTTCTATCCCGAGGGCCATAACCTCGTCTTTCACCTAAACGATCTTTTCGATCGTGGACGGTGTGGACCTGGTGTGGCTGTAGGGGCGCGAGGCGAGGACTTCTATACGAAGTTTTTCGACTCACCCCTCACTTGTGTTAACCAGTCGTTGTCAATCGCATATAGAAACGCGATAGCTAACGATCGGTGCTCCACGTGGGCGACTGCGGAATCCAACCGCACAAGCCTCTATGGTGACCCGGAGTTAGTTTCTGGTAGTAGGTTCAGCTTCGTCCCGAAAGATGACACAACATCTCGGTTGATTGCCATTGAGCCCTCGCTGGGAATGTTTTACCAGCTTGGACTCGGCAGGTTGTTAGAGGAAAGACTCGTGTCCTTCTTTGGACTCGATATAACTTCCCAATCTCAGATCAACCAAGAGGCCGCTCGTTTCGGCAGCGTGACTGAGCGTCTAGCTACGCTAGACTTAAGCAATGCTTCCGACTCATTGGGCTTACCCATGCTAGAATGGGCTTTACCTGGTCCTGTGATGGACCTATTAAAGCTGCTCCGTTCCCCTCAAGGGAACCTTTCTGGCGAGCAACTGGAGCTTCACATGGTTAGTACCATGGGGAATGGTTTTACCTTCCCTCTTGAAACCCTTGTGTTCTCCTGCGTCGTAGTCGCCTGTATAAAGTCGTTTGGGTGTCAACCCGTCCGACCTTACAGAACTTTTGAACCCGGCCAACAAGACCTGCGATGGTCCTACGGCTATTGGGGGGTCTTTGGAGATGACATCATATGTCACACGCTCGTTACCCATCGGGTAATGAGGCTCCTTGACCTCTTGGGGTTCGAAGTTAATCGCGATAAGTCCTTCGTTGAAGGGTCTTTCAGAGAATCCTGCGGTCGTGACTTCTTTAAGGGTCACGATGTGCGAGGCGTTTACATAAAACGACTTCACACCGAGGAATCTCGCTACGTTGCCATCAACGCCCTGAACGTCTGGTCGGCCAAAACAGGAATTCTCCTGCAGAGGACGATTGGGCGGCTTGTGGCCTCTGTAAAGTGGTTACCCATACCACCAGCAGAGAACCATGATGCTGGTATTCGAGTGCCTTTTGAGATGGTCAGGCTAAGCTGTCGGACGCGGAAGCGCGACCAAGCGGTTGTCTACCGCCGTCGCGCTCCAAATCCTAAGCGCTTGACCATCAAGGACGGTGAAATTCGAGTACCTAGACAGGTGAAGCGGCGTTTCTTCAACCCTGAAGGGTTGTTGTTAGCGTTTCTTCATGGTAGCGTTCGTGGGAGCTGCATAACGCTCAGGCAGAGCGATGTGCGTTACCACACGAAGCAGGGAGTAACTCCCTATTGGGATTACATCCCGCCTACAAGCGACATTGCGTCGCATTGTGGTGGACCACGCTGGGAGAGCGTGGTGAACATTCACC